TGCGGTCATCTTCATCATGATCGGGTTGCGCTACAGCCCGTACCCGAACTCCCGGTACAAACTGACCGTTTCTCTCATCGCCTGGGCGGCCTGTGCGGTTACCGGCATGCAGTGTGTCAGCCTTGTCGGCCGCATGGTGCTGGAAGGGGAGTTCGCTGATGCGTCGTGGTTTAACACGGCCTTCTACGGCCTGGCTGCGGTGCTGGTCTGGCGTGCTCGTGGCAACGTTGCACGCATCGTTCAGGTGGACTGATATGGCCGCATGTAATGGATGTGCCGCTCGTCGTGCACGGGCAGCTAAGTGGCTGAGGATCGCAGCGGATCGTGCGAAGTCGATCATCAACCCCGCGCCAACGAATGGAGTCCATCCCAATGGCAAGGCTGAAGACGCTGGGAAGCAGGGTTCAACCCCAGACTGATCGGCTCCAGGCCGTGAACACGAACTCATGGCGTGCCACCAAAGAAACATCGGCGCAGCGTGGCTACGGCTACAAGTGGCAGAAGGCCCGCGAGATCTGGTTGCGTGATCACCCACTCTGCGTCTACTGCGCGCGTTCAGGACGAGTTGCTGCGGGGACCGTCGTTGACCACAAGGTGGCGCATCGCGGCGATATGGACCTGTTCTGGGATCGATCCAACTGGCAGACCCTCTGCAAGCCCTGCCACGATTCGGTCAAGCAGGCCGAGGAGGCTGGGCAGGCCTGAGCCCGCCAAGGGATCCTGCGGCCTGCAGGAGAATGAGACAAATCTCATTAGAAGCGCACCGAAATGGTGCAATTGAGGATTCCTATGGAGGGGGGGGTCTAAATATAGGGGGATAATACGCCCCAGACCGCGCCCGATCTCATTTGCACTTTTTTTCCCGACCCCAAGGTATTTTGTTAATGGTGTTAACAGACAAACAGCGACAGTTTGTTGACGCTAAAGCTCGTGGTGCGTCCAACAAAGAAGCGGCGGAAGCCGCAGGTTGCAAGCCTTCAACGGCTTCAGCCGCCGGTTCGCGCTGGGCCAATGACCCCAAGATTGCAAGTGCGATCCTTGCTCGTCGAGCCGAGCTCAGTGTTAATCCCGAGAAACCTCGCAAACGCCGCGAGCAGCAACCAGAAGCAGCTGACGAGACGGAGGAAGGCGGCGGCGAGTTTCTAGATTGCCTTCCTACCACCGAAGACCCGTTGGTCTGGCTATTGGCGCTGATGAACGAGCCCAGGGCCAAGGTATTCGACCGCCGCAACGCTGCCCAGACAGCTGTGCCCTATGTTCATGGCAAAAAGGGTGAAGCAGGCAAGAAGGACCTGAAGGAGCAGGCGGCCAAGGAAGCCGGTAAGGGTAAGTACTCCGCCGGCAAGCCGCCGCTCACCGTTGTAAGGAAGTAACCCATGCTTTGGACAACTGCCTGCCCGGACTGGTGGCAGCGTCTCTCTGTGGGCGAATCAATCATCCCGGCGCCACTGTTTCCCGCCGAGGCCGAGGAAGGGCTGGAGGTCTTCCGTTCGCTGAAGATTGTGGACGCGCCCGGCTGTCCAACCATCGAAACGGCGTGTGCACCCTGGGTTATTGATTTTGCTGGGGCGATTTTTGGTAGCTACAACAGCGAAACAGGCCATCGCCTGATCAGCGAGTACTTTCTTTGCATTCCGAAGAAGAACTCCAAATCGACAATCGCGGCGGCCATCATGCTGACGGCGCTGATTCGCAACTGGCGACTGGAAGCCGAGTTCATCATCCTGGCGCCGACCAAGGAGATTGCCGACAACGCTTTCAAGCCATGCGCGGCCATGGTCAAGCACGACGACGAGCTGAGTGACCTGCTTCACGTTCAGCCGCACCTGAAACTGATCACGCACCGCGAGACTGGGGCAACGCTGAAGGTCGTCGCGGCAGATAGCGACGTTGTCGGTGGCAAAAAGGCCGTTGGCGTTTTGATCGACGAGGCCTGGCTGTTCGGCAAGAACGTCAAGGCGCCAGACATGATCCGGGAGGCTACGGGCGGACTTCTGTCTCGTCCGGAAGGCTTCATTATCTGGCTGACGACTCAGTCAAACGAGCCACCGGCCGGAATATTCAAGTCGAAACTGAGCTATGCGCGTGGTGTGCGCGAAGGTCGAATCGACGATCCTCGCTTCCTTCCGGTGATCTACGAATTTCCGCCGGAGATGATCGAAAGCGGCGAGGCTCGACGGCCTGAGAATTTCCACCTGGTGAACCCCAACATGGGGTACTCGGTGGACAGGCCAACCCTTGAACGACTGTTTATGCAGGCCGAACTCGACGGTGAAGCCGAGGTTCGAGGCTTTCTGGCCAAGTTCCTCAACATTGAGATCGGCCTTGCGCTCATGTCCGACAGCTGGGTCGGCGCCGACTTCTGGGAGCCGCAGGCAGAGAAGGGCCTAACGCTGGATTCGCTCATCGAGCGCTGCGAAGTGATCGTGGTGGGCGTCGACGGTGGCGGATTGGATGACTTGCTGGGTCTGGCGGTCATGGGGCGTGTGCGAGAGTCGCGAACCTGGCTGCACTGGGCACACGCTTACGCTCACCCATCTGTCCTGCAGCGCCGGAAGTCAGAGGCACCGCGGTTGATGGACTTGGCGGAGGTAGGTGACCTAACGCTGGTGCAAAAGATCGGCGATGACGTCGCCCACCTCGCGGCGACTGTCGCTCGGATCAACGCGGCAGGTTTGCTCGACAAGGTTGGGCTCGATCCGGCCGGCATCGGCGCGGTTCTCGATGCACTGGCCGATGCGGGCATAGCAGAAGACCAGGTAATCGGTATTTCGCAAGGCTGGAAGCTGACAGGGGCTATCAAAACTACCGAGCGCAAGCTCGCCGAGGGCGCTCTTCTTCACTGTGGCCAACCCCTGATGTCCTGGGCCTGCGGCAACGCGAAGGGTGTGCCGTCAGCGAATGCCTTCTTGATCACGAAACAGGCCTCAGGCACCGCGAAAATCGACCCGCTCATGGCCACCTTCAACGCCGTTTCACTGCTAGCTCTGAATCCTGAGGCACGCGGTGGCATGGACGATTACCTCAATAACGGCTTTTTCGGATTAGTAGGCTGACCATGACATTTCGCTGGTACAACCCCCGTACCTGGGGATTCTTCGGTTACACCGATCCGACCACGGGCGATTACGTCGAAGTGGACATGGAAATCGGAGGAAAACGAACCAAGGCCGGTGTCCGTGTAACCACGAAGACTGCACTTTCCATCAGCATGGTGTGGTCGTGTGTAAAGATCCTTTCCGAGTCGCTGAGCGGCCTTCCGCTCAAGCTGTACTCAGACACCGAGGGAAGTCGGAAAGCAGTGCCGTCGACAGATCGGGCACTCAAGCTTTTGCGCAAGCCCAACCCCTACATGACCCTGCTGAACTTCCTCAAGTTCGTGGTGGTGAACATGGCTCTGCGGGGCAATGCTTTTGCGCTTATCGAGCGCAACAGAAACGGTGAGGCTATCGGTTTCGTACCGCTGAAGTTCGACACCGTCACCATCGATACTGAAGACGAGTTGATTTACTGGGTGACGCCACCACAGGGCGAGCGTTTTCCGGTTTCTCCGGAGAACATGTTGCATTTCAAGCTGTTCAGCCTGGACGGCATCGTTGGGCTTTCGCCGATTGAATATCAAGCGGAAACGATGGGACTTGCCAAAGCTGGTCAGCAATGGTCTTCCCGTTTCATGCGCAAGGGCGGCTTCACGGGTGGCTATGTCATCTACGAGCAGTTCCTGACCAAGGCCCAGCAAGCCCAGGTAATGGAAAAGTTTCCGGATGTGCGCCAAGGCGACGTCGACGATATCGGCAAGATGGCCATTCTGCAGGGCAACCCGAAGATTGTGCCCGCTGGACTCAGTCAGAAAGACGCCCAATTCATTGAGTCTCAGCAGTTCCAGGAAGAGGCGCTGGCGGGGATCTACGGTGTGCCGCTCTGGCTGGCCAACCGGGCTGGCAAGACTTCCATCATGGGTTCGAACCTCGAGCAGCAGCTCACCGGGTTTATCACCTTTGGTCTTAAGCCCTACATCGACGCTGTTGAAGACGAGCTCAACGACAAGGTTTATCGCAAGTCATCCCGCTTCGTCGAGTTCACCGTCGAAGGGCTTCTTCGTGCCGACAGCGCAGGGCGAGCAGCTTACTACCAGGCTGCCCTGGGCGGTTCTGGCGGGTCTGGATGGATGTTCATCAACGAGGTTCGCGAGAAAGAGAACCTGCCGCCGCTGGATGGCGACGAATACAACAAGGTCACCCGGTGGGAGATGCAGACTAATGTCAATAATTGAAGTCCCGTTCGAACTGAAAGCCGTGGATGACGCCGGCAATTTCGAGGGCTACGCGGCGGTGTTCAACAACATCGACCTCGGCGACGACGTCATCCTTCCCGGTGCTTTTACCAAAGTCAAAACAACCCGCAGTGGCAAGTTAAAGCTCGCGCTGTATCACGACCTGACACGGCTAGTCGGCTTGGCTGACTTTACGCAGGACGACCACGGCCTTCTGGTGAAAGGGAAGGTCAACCAGGCGGTGAGCTACGCAAAAGACGCGTACGAACTGATGAAGGCCGGGATCCTCGACAGCATGTCGATCGGTTTCAACACCATCAAGGCAGATTTCGAGGACCGCGCCGGCCGGCGTGTTCGCCTCATCAAGGAGGCCGAACTCTGGGAGGCCTCCTTCGTACCGTTCGGCATGAACCCCGAGGCGCAAGTCCTTAGCGTGAAGTCGGACATCAGACTTTTCGAGAAAGCCCTGCGCGAACGCGTGGGGCTCTCGCAGAAGGAAGCGGCAGCAGTCGCTTCGCTCGGCTATACCGCGCTACGCCGTGATGGTGGAAGCGAGGCCACGGCGATCGTGGATGAGCTGAAAGACATTTCCAAACTGTTCACCCACCATTTCGGAGTATCGCCATGAGCGAAGTTAAAGAGTTGAAGGATTCCCTGGAGCTGCAACTGAAGTCTGGCTTCGATGGGCTGCAGAAGAAGTACGACGCGGCCATGGACGAAGTCCAAAAAGGTAACCAGGTCACCGGTGACCTGAAGAAGCAGATCGAAGACCAAAAAGGCGAGTTGCAGAAGGTCATCGACCAAGTCCAGGACCTGGAGCAGAAGGGCGTCAAGCTGCGTGGCGGCCCGGGCGAGGGCAAATCGTTCATCGACATGATCAAGAGCGATGAAGGCTACAAGGCCCTGTCTTCGAACTCCTCGAACCGTGCCGAGATCGAGGTCACCAAGTCTGATCTGGCCGCGATGAAAGAAGTAAAGGTCACCAGCGCCGGTATCGTTGCACCGGTGTACGACGCCGTCATTCAGCCTGGCATTCGACAAGAATTACGGATTCGCGACCTGCTCACCGCCATCCCGGTCACCGGCCAGAACTACACCTACTTCCGTGAGCTGCTGCATACCCGCGGAGCCGCGCCGGTAGCTGAAGGTGGCACCAAGCCGACAAGCAACGTTACCTTCGAATCGGCAACCGATCGCGTCAAAAAGATCGCGGTATGGATGCCGGTCACCGAAGAGGCGTTGTCCGACGTGCCTCAAATGCAGGGGTACATCCAGGAACTGTTGCGCTACGACCTGAAGCTCGAAGAAGAAAACCAGATCCTTAAAGGTGATGGTACTGGCGAAAACCTGAATGGGCTGATGACCCAAGCCACTGTCTACGACGCCACCTTGACAAAGTCTGGCGATACCTCGATTGACATCGTGCGCCGCGGTATCTACCAGGTGCGCAAGCAGTCGAAGCTGTCCGCTGATGGCGTGGTGATGAGCGAGCTCGACTGGATGAATATCGAGCTGCAGAAGGATGGTGAGAACCGCTACCTGTTCGCCAACCTGCAAGGCCTGGTTACCCCGATTCTGTGGGGGCGCCCGGTAATCACCTCCGACAGCATGGACGAGGGTGATGCGGATACTGGTGGCGAGTTCCTGATCGCTAACTTCGCGCGTGCTGCAATCCTCTTCGACCGTATGACCTACCTGTTCAAAATGGGTCTGATCAACGACATGTTCATCAAGAACATGGTTGCGCTGCTGGCCGAAGAGCGCCTGGGCTTGGGCGTTCGCCGCCGGGAGGCGCTGGTCAAGGGCCAGTTCACCGTCACGCCGTAATTCACCACCACTGTTCAGGGCCGGCCATTCGCCGGCCCTTTCTGTTACTGGAGGCAGCATGAAAATCAAGGCTCTGTGGGGTTTTGTTGGTAACGCCGAACTGCTGGGCGCCAACTCGCCGCAGGTGAAAAGTGGGCAGGAGTTCCAAGAAGTCGATGACGAGTACGCCCATGTGCTGCTCGGCAAAGGCCTGGCGGTTGAGCTCGATGCCAATGGCAAGCCCAAGGTGGCCAAACCGAAGGAAGGTAAGCCGGCGGCGCCCAAAGAGGTCAAGTAAATGCTCGACATGACCACCGTGAAAATACATCTGCGGGTTGATGGCGACGAAGAAGATGCGCTGATCGGTGGCTATCTCGAAGCGGCAAAGGCACATGTTGAGCAACATTGCGACCGGCAGTTGGTGGATGCTGATCCCGTCGAACCGGAGCAGATGGGACTTACCCGTGACGTCGAGCAGGCAATTCTGCTGCTCGTAGGTCACTGGTACTCCAACCGTGAAGCTGTTGTGGTGGGCGGCGCTGCTTCAGCCGTTCCTCTCGCAGTCGATAGGCTGCTCTGGTACAGGAAGCGTTTCTAATGCAGGCCGGAAAACTGCGACATCGGGTGCAGATCCAACACAAGGTCACAGCTCAAGATCCACAAACCGGTGAGCAACTGACTGCGCAATGGGTTGAGTTCGCCACTGTCTGGGCTTCAATTGAAGATTTGAGCGCCCGTGACTTTATCGCCGCCCAGGCTGGCCAGTCCGAGGCGAAAAGCCGGGTCATCATTCGCCAGCGCGAAGGTATCACCGCTGCAATGCGTGTTGTGTTAGATGACGGCACTGTTTGCGGAATCGTCGGGCCTCCACTGGCCGACGCGAACTCTCGCAAGGAGTATCTGACGCTTCTGGTGACCTCTGGGGTGAGTGATGGCTGATTGGGTCACATACAACCTCAAGGGCGCCGACGAGTTGTCAGCCCGATTCAAAGGCCTGGCCGAAGAAATGCGCCGAAAGGTGGTCCTGCCGGCCGCCAAGGATGCGATGGACATCGTTCTGCTCGACGCGAAGGATCGCGCCGCTCGGATCGACGACCCGGAAACTGCCAACTTTATCCCGGCCAACCTGGCCATGATCGAGCGCAAGGCGCTCGGTGAAGAACTCGGCGCCGTGATCATTTCTGTGGGTGTGCGGATGCGCAAGCGCGGGCAGAAGGGCGGCAACACCTTCTATTGGTGGTGGGTAGAACTCGGCACAGAGAAAAATCGGGCGAAACCTTTCCTCCGTCCGGCCCTGGCGAATAACCGCGAGGCAGTGTTCAAGGAGTTTCTGAGTTCGGCCAAGTATCAACTGATCAAGCTGGGAGTTAACTGATGGCCGCCCCGATTTTTACGGTGTGCGCCGCGTCACCTGCGGTCACTGCATTGCTTGGCATCAACCCGACCCGGCTTTATCCGCACGGCGAAGCGCCAGAGGAAACGCCCCGACCGTACGCGGTCTGGCAAGTCGTCAGCGGGTCGCCGATCAACTACGTCAACGGCATTCCGGATACGGATCGGTATGGGCTTCAGGTGGACGTGTACGCCGAGACGGCGTCCTCTGCTGAAGCGGTTGTGAAAGCCCTCCGCAGTGCGATCGCCAAACGTGCATACATCACCGGTTTCGGCGTTGATACCCGAGACAAGGACACGCGCAACTACAGAAAAGGTTTCGACGTCGCCTGGCTTGTGAACCAGTAGATCGCATCAGAAAGAACGACCCGCTACGGCGGGTTTTTTTATGCCCGTCAAACAGTGATTTCACAGGAAATCGGGGAGTTCCAAATTGACCATTAATACCCAAGGCACAGAGCTTTTCGCGCTGGACCCGGCTAACAACACCGTAATCGACGTCGGTTGCTTCACCTCGCTTGACGGGATTGACACCGCAATCGCACAGATGGACGTGACCTGCACCAAATCCAAGGCGCGCGAATACGAAGCCGGTTTGGCGGAGCCGGGGTCCGCGTCTTTCGGTCTGAACATCGATCCTAAAAACCCTGCCCATTTGCGTCTGCACCAGTTGAAAAAAGCGGGTACCAAGCTCAAGTGGGTTGTGGGTTGGTCGGACGGTTATAACTTCGATACCGAAACCGGTATTCAGCCTCTGGTAGGTGCTGAAGGCTCGCTCGCCGGTATCGTGCTGAACTCGGCTGGTTCGGGTTATACCACCGCTCCAACGGTTGCAATCACCGGCGGTGGCGGTACCGGCGCGGCTGCTACGGCGCAGATTGCTGATGGAAAAGTGACCGGCTTCACCATCACCAACCCGGGCGCCGGGTACACCACTGTGCCTACGGTTGCTCTCACCGGCGGTTCAGGCACCGGCGCATCGGCTCGCGCCCTGGTCAATGACAGCGTCGATTTCGATCTTCCGGATACCCGGACCTGGCTCACCTTCGAGGGCTACATGAACGCGTTCCCGTTCACTTTCGGGCTCGGTGATGTTGTGAAATCCAACGTCGGTATTCAGGTGTCCGGCGAGATCGAGCTGATCGCCAAAACCTCTCTTTAAGGAATCCCCATGGAACTGAGTATCGCTGCGCTGGCAGCCGCCGGTGCGTTCGCCGCGCCGTCGGTGAAGAAGGAAATTCAATGGCACTCGGGCGGTGTCCTTCAGAAAGCCACGGTCTATGTGGCTCATGAGTCGTATATCTCTGTCACCGAGCGCTGGGAGGCGCAGGATCGGGGCATGGACATTACCGCGCAACGAATTGCGTCTTGCATCGTCGACAAGGATGGGAAGCCAGTGTTCACCGTCGCTGACATCGTCGGTGGACCTGAGACCGGGCATGGCCCGCTGTGTGCTGAGCTGGCAATCGTGCTGCTTTCGGCGATTGGCGAGGTCAATCAGATGAAGGAGGGCGCGCTGGAAAAAAAATCGATCCCGAGGAAGAGTTCTGGCACGAGCTCGTCCTCGCGGGCATCGGCGGGCGCACGATCGCGGAAGCCAAGCAAAACCTGACCTATGTTGAGGCGATGAACTGGATGCGGTACGCCCGTAAGGCTGGATCGCTGAACTTTGGCATCCGCCTCGAACATGGTTTCGCAATGTTGGCGACGCTGCTCAACAACGTGCACGGAGGGAAGGCGACCTTTGATGACTTCCTTCCTGATCGGGGCCAAAAGCCCAAGCCAAAAGAAGCCACGCCGCAGGATCTGTTAGCGCTGCTGCAGTCGGTCAAGAGGTGATTTATGGCGGTTGATTCACTTGGCCAACTGACGGTCGATCTGGTTGCTAACACCGGCGGCTTTGAAAAAGGCATGGATCGCGTCGAGCGGAAATTTAAGTCTGCCACCAAGGAGGCCAAATATCAGGCCGATCAACTGGATAAGCTGGTCGGTCAGATTGACCCGGTGATCGGGGCCTATGGGCGCCTCGACAAAATGGAAGAGCAGTTGCGCAAACACCGCGCAGCCGGCCGGCTCGACAATGCCGACTTCACCATGTACCTCAACAAGCTAAAGGAACAGCGGGATTCGCTCGAGAAGGTTGACCGCGTCATGGCCAAGAACGGCCAGACCGCCAAGCAGTACGCGGCCAACCTGCGCGGTGTGCCGGCTCAGTTCACCGATATCGCCGTGTCGTTGCAGGCCGGTCAGAACCCGCTGACGGTTTTCCTCCAGCAGGGCGGTCAGCTCAAGGACATGTTCGGCGGCGTGGTGCCGGCGGCCAAAGCTCTCGGTGGCTACGTACTAGGTCTGGTGAATCCGTTCACCGTCGCGGCAGCGGCCGCGGCGGTGCTGGCCCTGGCTTACAAGCAGGGCTCCGACGAGGCCACTGCTTTCAACACGTCGCTTGCAGGGACCGGGAACACTGCCGGTACCACCGCGAGCAACTTGGCTTCGATGGCACGCCAGGTGTCGAGTGTTGGTGGCACTGTCGGCAAGGCGTCCGAGGTTTTGGCGCAACTGGCAGCGACCACCCGAATTCCGGTAGCGGCGTTCGAGTCCATCGCCGAAGCTGCGATCAAATACGAGTCGGCGACCGGGATCGCGGCCGGTACGACGGTTGATAATTTCAAGAAGATCGCCACGGACCCGGTCGCGGAGATTCTGAAACTCAACGAGTCGATGAACTTCCTTACGGCGACCACTTACGAAAACATCAAGTCGTTGCAGGAGCAGGGCAGGACTCAGGAAGCGGCCGCGCTGGCGACCGCCACCTATGAGGACGGTCTGAATCGGACATCCACTGCAATCAAGCAGAACCTCGGATACCTCGAGGCGAGCTGGGGTTCTGTCAAGAGCGCCGCCAAGGGGGCGTGGGATGCGGCGCTGAATGTTGGTCGCGAGGAAACCCTCGACCAGCAGATCGCCAAACTCGACGAGCAACTGAACGCCATTGCCGACAACGCGGCAGCGCGTAACAAGCGCAATGCCCGAGGCAAACCAGCGGACCCGCTCAGCAACCTGACGCCCGATGACAGCTTTCGCACGGAAGCGATTGAGCGGGAGAAAACTGAAAAGCTACTGCTCAAGGCCGAACAGGATCGGCGGGCGGCCGCAAAAGGGTACGCCCAGCAGCAACAACAGGCCGCGCTTGATGACCAGCTCAAACTGGACAAGCTCCGCAAGGAAACGGAGAGCAATTCGGTAAAACGCGAGCGTGAGCTGGCGGATTACCGGCTGCTGGTTGAACGTCGTGTCACCCAGGCCAAGGCCTCTGGCAATAGCTCGTTGTTGATCTCCGCCGAGCAGCAGGCGAAAGACATCGCCGCTATCAACGAAAAATACAAGGATCCCAAAACCGCCAAGACGCCGCAGTACCGTGAGGACGCGGGTATTAAGGCGCTCGATCAGGCGAAGCAGCAGTACGCTGTGTTGCAGCAGCAAAGCGCCCTGATCGGCGATCAGACCGCTGCCAGCCAGATCCTTGGCACGAACGCGAAGAAGCTGGTCGAGTGGGAGCAACAGCTCGCCGACATCAAGGGTAAGAAAACACTCACTGCAGAGCAGCAGTCGCTACTGGCCAACAAGGACCTGATCACCGCCCAGCTCAAGCGCAACGCGGCTCTCGAAACTGAGAACACGCTGCGCGAAAAAAGCCTGGAAACCAGTCGTAAGCTCGCGGCGTTCGATGAGAATCTGAAAAGCCAGCTTTCCAGTGCACAGCAGGGCCTCGACAACAACCTAGCTGGGATCGGCTTGGGCGATCAACAACGCAAGCGTTTGCAGGAGCAGCGCAGCATTCAGCAGTCCTACCAATCGCAGCTGGACAAGCTGACTTCGGATTACAACAAGAGCAACAAGGACCAATTCAGCACCGAGCTGTATGACAAGGAAACCCAGGCATTGAGATCGGCGCTTGATCAGCGCTTGGCCATGCAACATAGCTTCTACGCGGCCGAGGATGAAGCCCGGGGCGACTGGACGCAGGGAGCATCCTCGGCCTTCCAGAACTATCTTGACCAGGCGAAGGACGTCGCCGGTCAGGCCAAGTCGGCCTTCACATCGCTCTATGACGGTCTCACTGACGCTGCGGTTGATTGGGCGTTCGGTGCCGACGAGAGTTTTGGAGACGTGGCCACGAGCTTTGCGAAGATGATCGCCAAGATGGCATTGGAGTCCGCTGCATCGGGCGTCTTCAGCAGCATCGCGGGGAGCGCCCTGGGCACTGCAATTGGGAGTGCTTTCGGCGGCGGCAGTGCGCCCGTCTCGGCGGGGAGCACGGCCGCTGGCTATAGCGCCCAGTACGGGTTTGATGATGGCGGCTACACCGGCTCAGGCGGGAAGTACGAGCCGGCGGGCATTGTCCACGGCGGCGAGGTGGTGATCCGTAAGGAGGTCGTGGATCGTCCTGGGATGAAGGAGTACCTGGTAAATCTGAACAAGCGAGGGTATGCGGATGGCGGCTATGTGGGGCTGTCAGGAGGATCTTCCGCAGTGCCAACCGCGCCTGGGCAGATCGTCATCAATCAGTCCTTTGAGGTGCCGAGCGCTGGCGCTGGAGCATCGCAGCAAGACTCTCAGGCCCTGGGCCAAGCATACGCCGATGTCGCAAAACGCGGCGCACAGCAGGAAATCGTCAGGGAGACGCAGCCAGGCGGAAAAATTTGGAGGCTTGTGAATGGCCGTTGAAACTTTTGACTGGTGCCCAATGGTCGAGTCCACCAGCACGCCGGAATACCGAACCCGATCTTCGAAGTTCGGCAACGGTTATGAGCAGGTGGTGGGGGACGGCCCGAACAATCGGATCGATTCCTGGCCGCTGACGTTCGTTGTGCGGGAGGCAGTTGCGCTGGAGATTAAAGCTTTTCTGGATCGCCATGCCGGGCACAAGTCTTTCTTCTGGACGCCTCCGTTGGGGGAGCTTTCCTTCTTCCGTGGCACTGCTCCATCGATAACGCCCAAAGGCGCTGGTTGGTTCTCCCTGACTACTACCTTCACCCAATCTTTTCTCCCTTAAGGGGCAATCATGCCGCTGATCAGTGACATCCAGGTGCTCGAGCCTGGCAGCGAAGTGCTGCTCTTCGAATTGGACGGCTCGGACTATGGCGCGGATGTGCTGCGCTTCCACGGGCACGCAATTCCGCACACGGCGGCCGAGTTGATCGCCGCCGGCGCTGGGGCCGATGAGTTGCCGGCCAAGCCAATTTACTGGCAAGGCAACGAATACAGCGCCTGGCCGATGCAGATCGATGGCATCGAATCCAACGGCGACGGCACGGCGGTCCGCCCCACGCTCTCTGTAGGCAACGTCAACGGTCGGATCACAGCGCTTTGCTTGGCCTTCGACGACCTGCTGGAGTTCAAGTTGACCATGCGGCACACGCTGGGCACGTACCTGGACGCCGAGAATTTCCCCGACGGCAACCCTCAGGCCGACCCAACCCAAGAGACGATCGAGGTCTGGTACATCGACCAAAAGACGAACGAGGACGGGGAGACGGTAACCTGGGAGCTTGCCAGCCCGGGCGATTTTGGTGGCGAGTCCATCGGCCGCCAAGCCACGACGCTGTGCCACTGGTGCCTCACCGGTGGCTACCGTGGGCCGAATTGCGGCTACACCGGCCCCTACGTGACCAAGGACGGAGTCGTCACCGACAACCCGGAGCTTGACGAATGTGATGCCACCCTGGGCCGCGGCTGCATCCCACGCTTCGGTGAGGGAAACCCGCTGCCTTTCGGCGGATTCCCTGCAGTTTCCCTGATCGCCCGGAGCTGACCATGCGCAAACACATCTTGAGCGCGATCCAGACTCACGCTGCGACCGAGTATCCGAAGGAGTGCTGTGGGCTGCTGCTGGCCGTGGGTCGAAAGCAGCGGTATTTCCCTTGCACGAACACCGCAACCGAGCCGAACGAGGAGTTCCGCATCGATCCGGAGGAATACGCCGCGGCAGAAGACCTGGGCGAAGTGATCGGCATTGTTCACTCCCACCCGGACGCCACCAGCCGGCCGTCACCCAGGGACTTGGCCATGTGCGAAGCAACCGAGCTTCCCTGGCACATCCTGAGCTGGCCTGAAGGCGACCTTCGGACGATGACACCCACCGGCGAGACGCCGCTGCTCAAGCGCCCATTCGTCCACGGCGCCTGGGACTGTTGGCAGGTCTGTGCGGACTGGTACAAGCGGGAGTGGGGGTTGGAGTTCGAGGCCTTCAAGCGCGCCGACGGTTGGTGGGAGAGCAAGGACAACACCAGCCTCTACGAGGCGCATTACGAGGCAGCCGGTTTTTACCGCGTCGACAAGCCGCAGCGCGGCGACATGGTCGTCATGGAGGTGGGGCGGACGGCGCACCCCAACCATGCAGGGATATTCCTCGGCACTGACCCAGGACTGCCTGGCGAGAATGCTGAAACGTTCGGCCCTGGGCCATTCCTACTGCACCACCTGTATGGGCGCCCGAGCGAAATTATCGTTTTCGGTGGCCCCTGGCTCGACCGGACACGCCTGATCCTCAGGCATCAAGCGTCAGCATTGGATGTCCAACCAGTATCGACTAAAGGGTAGAATATCCCTAGGCTATATTTTTGTGTTGAGCGTCTCTGCATGCGCCCCGAATCTAAGTCTGTTGTTAACGATCTGAGCACCGAAAGGCGAAATCTGTGGAGCGAAATCGCTGCCCGGCATGCCGTGGATGAGCTGAAAGTTCACAGACTAATCAAAAAGTTCGACGACCTCATCATTCCATCGCGCCAGAGAGATTCGACAATTGCAATTGCACTGCATGAGCAAGGTTATCTCTATGCGTATCTTGGTAAAAAAGAAATATCACTGCAACTGTTCGAAGATGCGGTTCTGGCTGGCTTGATGCCGCTCGCCGCAACGATCTCAAAGGCTCATGCGTTGTATATTTGCGGCGACTTAGAACTGTCCAAGAAAGTGCTGCTCGGCATCGATATTGAGGATGCGGACCCCGCCGGCCTGGCCGGCGTTGCGGATGGTTGTGTACAGTTGGGGTTATTTAGAATGGCTGCTGATTTATACGTCCAGGCGGGGAAGCAAAGTGGCGAAGTAAGCGAACACTTGCTGGCTGCTGCGGAGATAATGAACGAGATAGGGGCTACGGACGATCAGGTTAGTGCGAGGATTGAGACTGCATCGAAGATAATTCAATCGATGAGCGGACATCCGCATATAGCCTTGGATGTTTTCGCTATGCAGGGGGAGGGGATTCTCTACCGTTTTATGGTTAAGGGCCCCACCGATCATTTAATGGCAATCGATAGCGCGATAGATCAGGCGTTAGGCTCAAAGTACAACGATGCGATTGATAGGTTCCTGTCAATTGGAGTGGCGCCTCATGAGGAAGGTGCGGTGCTTACGGCGAATGAAGGTTACTATGTCTGTATGTAGTGATGAGCTTTTAGCGCTGGCTGAGAGCCTGATAGTAGGCGAGAACGAAGCCAGCAATAGGGCCAGTGTAAGCCGAAGTTATTATGCGCTTTACCATGAGGCTGTTATCACGGCCTCATTTCTTTCCTTGCCTGAAGCGAAAGATATTAAAACCGCTCACGAACGTTTAATTTTTAGGTATAGTGCTTCCTCGCGTGGATTGTCTGCCATTGGCAGGTCATTGAGGAAACAAAAACTAATGCGGGCGAAAGCCGATTACGATATCCGAGATATGATCACATCATCCGATGCTAAGCTGCATGTAGCCACAACGAGGCGAGTAGTTTCAGATCTCAGGCGTATCACTTCGAAGATAGCCAATTGATACTCCCAGAAGGAAACCAGCCCAGCCCCTCCGCTGGGCTTTTTCATTTCTGATATCTTGTGGCCATCTTCCACAGGAGTGACCCCATGGGATTTTTTGTAGGCGCGGTGGCTGTTGCTTTGCTGGCGGGGTGTTCGTCACCTTCCGATCTAATGTCATCTGCGCCAGCGGTTACCGTGAGTTCCGCCAAGTCGCCTAAAGCATTTGCGCTCTGTGTGTTCCCTCAATGGCAGGAGCACAGTTCAAGCGCGACGATGACGGAAACCGCACACGGCTACCGGCTTGTGAACGGCTTCGCCCAACAGACTGACGATGTTTTGGAAATCAGCCAGACCACAACCGGCAGTGTCGCGAAACTCTACCAGCGTGTCGCATGGTCTCAGCTAGGACGTTCGGGATTACGAGATTCACTTCAGCAGTGCCGATGATCACAAGACCGCCGAAAGGCGGTTTTTTATTGGAAGAGAAATATGACATCTACCAGTTATGCTTCGGGCATGACCACGATCAAGTTGTCTGGATCGCTTGCGCGAAAATTTGGCCGAACGCATCTCAAGCAAATCGACTCTGGTACATCCCGCGAAGTATTCAAAGCCCTTGGCTGCACCATCAATGGTTTTGAGCAGGAGATCCGGCGCCTGGCAGCGGTAGGCATGCGTTTCGCGGTGTTCCGTAATCGGAGGAATGTGAGCGAGGCAGAATTCGACCTTGGTGGCACCCGCGAGGTGCGCATAGTCCCGGTGGTTGAAGGAAGCAAGCGCGGCGGTGTTCTGCAAACGGTCGTTGGGGTCGTGCTTTTGGCTATTGCCTATGTGTTCCCCGTAACTGCCCCGTACTTGACCCCGGCGGGCATTGGCCTTATTGCCGGCGGCGTCATCCAGATGCTCAGCCCCCAGGCCTCCGGCCTCAAACAGAGCGCCGGCCCCGAGAACGCCCCGTCCTACGCCTTCGGCAGCGCCAAGAACACCACGGCCAGCGGTAACCCCGTGCCGATCTGCATCGGCGAGCGCCGGTGGGGAGGGATGATCATTTCCGCGTCCATCTACGCCGAAGACAAGCAGTAACCCGACCGCAGCAAGCAGGCCGCCCATGAGGCGGTTTTTTTTCGCCTGGAGGAAAGCATGGGCGCAGCACGCAAGATTGAAATTCACGGCGAGAAGGGCGGAGACAAAAAGCCTAAGTCCCCGACCGAGGCCAGCGACAACCTGCGCTCCACGAACATTGCCAAGCTGCTGATTGCTGTGGGGGAGGGCGAATTCGAAGAGGCCCCGACGGCGGCAAACATCTTCCTCGACAACACTCCAATCAACGACGCCAGTGGCAACGTCAACTTCCCGAACGTGAAGTGGGAATGGCGCAGCGGGTCGGTC